CCCGGAACTGCCAATCTGGGCGTAGTACCCGGAACTGCCAATCTGGGCGTAGTTCCCGGAATCAACGTTTTCACTCGGCATCTCAGCAATGGTCTTTTCCAGCACAAAATCCACGCACGCCTTGACAAAGCCGGATAATCCCAGTTTTACGCCGATTTTCAGCTTTCGGGAGCAGAACTTTTTCTTATCATCCGTCTTTGGCTCGTCCAGCGCTTCAACTTTGGCAAACTCGTTCGGCGTTCCATCAGAGCGAATCAAATCGTAATAGTCCAGCACGTCAAATGGATTTTCGCAAAAGTGCATTCCCTTTTCACAGATTTTCGCCTCCGGTTCCTCGAAGACGGTATTTTCCTGATACTGCTTATCCTTGCAGATCAAGCCGGGGTTGAATCCTTTGTAACCTTTCATTTTGCATTTCCTTTCTGTTTTCCTCTATTCCCCCGAGGGACTTTCCCCCACCGGGGCGGGGTGCAATTCCGCTTCACCGGCTTGGGACAGCCGTACATTTTCGCCTTGCTCATGCTCAAAAACAATCCCCTCTCTCACCAAATCCGGGTGTTCGTACCGGAAAAATTGGCGTTGTTTTTTGTGGTTTCCAATTGATTTCATGATGTTTTTATTCCAGTTATCGATGAAATACGTTTCCCACGCCTTGCAGCCGTCCCCGTTGGTGGGGCAATCGTCCCGCGTGCAGTTCCTGCAAAATGGGCTCTCTGAGTCGATGTACTGGCCGGGTTTTTCTCTCATAATGCGTCCCTTCTTTCATCTGCGCCCGCCGCCAGAACCTGCCGTATGGCTTCCAGCTCAGCGTCCCCAAGCTCGCCTGACGCGCCCTTAGGAATATCAGGCTTCCCATAGCGCCTAACCGGTGGTGCTGACCCAGCGCCGCCTCTGTCCTGCTCTTTGGCAAGCCAGCCGTTGATAAATCGCTGTACCCCGCCCTTGGTTTTCCGCTTGGATGGGTTGGCGTCACACCACCCGGCCATTTTCCGAAGCTCTGCCAGGATATCAACGGCGGGATAGAGTTCTGCCCATTTGTCCACGTCAGCCTGAAAAACAGGGTAAAGGGATTTATCATTCAGCATGATCTGGCACACCGGCGGCGTGGAGGCGGCGTCCGGCTCCGCGCCTATACTCTCCTTTACTCTACTTTTCTCTACTCTACTCTCCTCTACTCTACTATGTCTTCGGATGTCAGCATTTTTTGAGAAAATGTTGACATTTCTGCTTGAAATGTTTACATTGGGGCAAATTTTGGCGCACTCGACCAGAAGGATGTTGTAATCGACTTCAAGACTTTTACGGCGGCTGACTGCCTCGAAGTACCGCTTCTGAATTCCCCGTGAAGTCAGAACGTGATACTTGTCATATATCTCTTTGTCGAACATCCCTCGTCTGATAGAAGCCTCTATTATTTCGGAAACGACGCTCCCACCCAGCCCGCACCTTCGGGCGAACAAAAGCGCAACCTCCTCTGTCCATTCAATGTAATAACCCTCCTTGCCGTATATCTCTTGCAGCAAGTGAACGATTACACCAAATCCTGTCAAGCCATATTCTGCTTCTATCAGTTCAAATTTCTTGTCCAAGCAAACATCAAGCGGAAAGAAATCAAGTCCGCTTTTGATTGCCATATGCTACCTCGCTTCGTTTGAGTGTTCCAGCGAATACCGCGCGAAGCACGTCCGTTCCCCGTATCGGTTCTTCCCGGTAACGGTTTCACTCTTGATGGGAACGCCTTGCGCTTTCAGATCGAAGATCCTTGCACCCAGCCGGTAACAGCCGTACTCGGTAACAGCCTCGGCCTGGGTGATACTTCCATAGTCCTGCAAATGCCGCAGGATACGCTCACACTGTGTCACGGGGTGCCTCCTCTCCGGTGAGGCGAACCGCCACGCATGGGCGGGTGCCGTACCGCTTGCAGACTGTGGCGTCTGTGATAGCTGCGTCATCCTTGTAGGCGATACCGTTCAGGGCGTCACACACAATCTTGCCTATGTTGTCCCAGTCGGGTTTCACCATGGGAAGAATCCGATTGTCAATCGCTTCGGCCTGCCTGCGCTTGCTCCACGAATGGGGAACGGGGTAGATTGCCGCAATGTCAACCCGGACAGTGCCGGTGAACTTTGCCCCATGGGCTTCGCACTGGTATGCCCATGCCACCAGCTTTTCATAGTCCTTCGTTTTCTTTGGGGTGTATGTCTCACCGTTCTTGGTGAAGCGGGGGCGCTCCTTCCCTTGCGGAACGCCGGGAATCGTAAATTCGATCGTCACGTTTTCGCTCCTTCCTATTGATTTTCCCGGCCTAGAACGGCAAGGCGGTGTCGTCTTCGGTGATCTCCTGATATCCTCCGAACCCCTGCTGACTGTATCCGTTGCCCCGGGTCGTCTGCTGTGGGGCGCTGGGCTGCCCGTATCCGGCGTTTTGCGCCGTTCCGGTATTGGTGGTATCCTGAGAATTGCGCTTGCTGGAAAGCAGCTCAACACTTGTGGTCACTACCTCAAACGCTCGGCGCTTGTTCCCGTTCTTGTCCGTCCAGTCCCTGGCTTGCAACGCTCCGGAAACGGCTACGATGTCGCCCTTATGGCCGTACTGCGTCAGGTACTCAGCGCCCTGACGCCATGTGACGAAGTCCAGAAAATCGGTGGCATCCTTCGTCATTGGCCGCTTGACGGCGAGACTGTAGGAGCAAACCGCCGTCCCCTCCTGGGTTCTTCTCAGCTCCGGGTCGGCGGTGAGCCGCCCGACAAATTGACAATTATTCATGTGTTCTCCTTCCTGTAAATCAGATCGTTTTCATTCCAACCGGGATAAATGCCCATCAGGTACTCCCGGAAATACGCCCTCATTTCCATTCTTGCCGTGGTCTGGTCGTACCGGTTGTGGCATCTGGGGCAGAGGGTAAGCCCGTTCTGGGCAATGCCAAGCCCTCCCTGCGCCCGGGATATGTAGTGGGCGTTGCTCCATGCCAGAGGGGCAGGGGCGGGAGCGCCGCAGAATACGCAGCACGTCCAGCCGTCAATGCTGTCCCGCTCGGCAATCGCCATTTTCTCGCCCCGGGTGAAGTCCCTTGCTTTGGTGTCCTTCCTCAACGCCATTCCTCCTTCAGCAGTTCCAGTTTGTCCGGGGGCAGGGTTTCAATGTCCAGCGCCTTGCAGTCCTGTATCAGGTTGTCGATCAGCCGCGCCATTTGTTTGGTGTCGTAGGTGCTGGAACCGTGGTATGCCGCCAGGTTCCGGCACCCAGGCACCTGAGACGTGCCCAGGCTGTCCACCAGCCATCCAAGGCCGTTTTTCTGCCAGCTCCGTGTGAACCGCTCCACGTCCTGTTCCCGAACGCACATAGGCGTGTAATTGTCTCCCACGCCCCGAATGGCGTTCCGGTAGACCTCAACCGGAGGAATCCCCATAGCGGCAGCAAGCTTGTGAATCAGCACCCATGCATAGGCGTTTGCGTCCAGGCTCCGCTTTTCCCGGTGCTCTTTCAGGGATAAGTCGTAGGGCGTGGCCTTCATCTTTCGGATAAAGGCCATTGCCTTGCCCAACTCGGAACGGGAGGGCTTGACCATCAGCCAGCCGCCTTCCAGTTTGGCCTCGGTGAATGTAAGCTCCGTCATGATTGCTGCCACACAAACGCCCGAAGGTTCTTTGTGTCGTTGCGGATTGCAAGTCCGGTGATCCGCCCGGTCTTCTCGTCATAGGCGATTTTCTCAACGCTGAACTTGTCGTAGCAGTTGAACCGGGTCTTTCCGTTGAAGGAAGATGCTTTGATCTCTGCCTTATTGCTGGGAATCCAGACAAACGGGGACGTGTAAAGTTCCCTGCCGATGCCCCAGCGGAAACCGGCGCGCTTGAAAGCATCGCTTGCCTCGCCCTTTTTCTGGTTGCCTTCCTCATCCTCCCGGCTCTCGATACCGCAGTCCCATTTCCATTGGATGCCGCCGTTTTCCTGGATAATCCCGATACCGGCGTAGAGATTGCCCTTGATCTCCTTGTAGTCGTTCGTCCAGTTGCCCGCCCCTACAGTCTCGTCCAGCAAGTCCATATCCGTCCTCGCCGTCTTGTACAGCAGACACACCAGACCATTTTCCTTGACCTGCTTGACCTTGACCTCAATCTCGTCAGCGGTCAGAAACCGAAACATTCTTGCCATTGTCTTCCTCCTTAAATTCCAGCGGCACGTATAGCCCCCGGTGCTTAGAATTGCGGCGGTTATTCGCCTGAACCTTCATATCAACCCATCTGCAATTGTTTGGTTCATAATTCCCATCAACATCGATTCTATCAAGGGTGCACTTCCCGCGTGGAGCATCCGGGTCATACCCGCTAGAATAAGCCCACTCTTGGAATGTTTCATAATCGTTCCATTCGCCACAAACCCGGATTCCGCGTCCACCATAACCTGAATAATATTTCTGGGAAGGCAAGTAACACCTTTGCCTCATGCTCTCCCAAACCCGGTATAGCCGCGATCCGGCCGCTCCGTGGATGCGGTTAGCTTCATTCAGCTTTTTCCGAACCAAGCAGCCACATGATTGTGTATGCCCATTGCGAAGATTGCTGACGGAAACCGTTGCTCGATTACCACAATCGCACACGCACAGCCAAATGGCTCTGCCACCCTGTCGATGGTCGATAGACACAGCCGTAAGGCTTCCGTATCTATTACCGGAAATGTCGATATAACTTCCTTTAGTCATTTTTTACCGCCTCTGATAACGATTCAGGTGAACACCATTCCTCATAATCCACTGGAATTAGCGGGCAAATATGCCCACGGCCTCTCGTGTCTCCCAGGTATTCCCCTGTCAATCGGCATTGCTTTCTTGCGTATGTTTCCATACAGGCGCAGCTCTCACATCGTATGTCGCCATCCCAGAAGGCAAGTTTGGCAATGGCCAACTTATAATTTCCACAACTTTTTTTATCCGCCATAATCCACCTCAATCATAGGAAATCTCCTGCCATTCCTCCCGGCTGTCCATGCAGAGGTCGCAAATGGCATCGTCCCGGATTTTCCAGTATCTGTGTCCTACGATTCTCCCGCAGCAGATGCACACCGGAATGCTGCTGTCCGTTGCCTGGGAATCGTACAGATAATCGTAATCCGGATTCACACCAACATCATCCATTGACTTTCCTTTCTCAGTTTGATATACTGTAAATGGTAGAGATTTTTTATATCGCTTGCCGTCCCCGGTGCTGTAACATCGGGGGCGGCTTTTTATCGCCCTCTGATGCAACGTCCGATACCGGCCCCCATCAGGATAGCGCACACCCACATTGCGGGAACTGCCGCCTTATCTGCCAGCAAACCGGCCTGCTGCCACCAGAAAAGCACCAGATTCAGCCCCGCATAGGGGCAAACACGGAAAACGCATTCCTTGATATTGAACGGCTTCCGGTTCTCCGGCATCGGCTCCCACCGGACATCCTCGGGCGTGCTTCTGCTTGCCATATCGTTCACCTCCTGTCGTGGTTTTTGTGGACTACGTCGAAAAGTTCGACGTTCTCATCGTCGAACGCCTTGCTTTCCTTCGATTCCATCAAAAGGGATTCCCGCAGATGCTCATTTTCCCGGCGCAAGCGGCGGTTCATCTCCGCCATGGTGCGAAGCTGGGTCGTTTCGTTGGGTGTCATTTGGTGTTCTCCTTGTAAGGCTTCACGTCAAAATCATAAACCCACCGCTTTCTACCATACTGATTCATGTAAAGTCTCCAACCGTTACAGACGCGGCAGAGTGTGACAATATCGCCGATTCTGAAATAGTGGTGGAATTCCCCGAAAGGGCGATTTCCGGTAACCACGAACTTATCTCCCACCTTCAGCTTGCTATCCTTTGGCTTGTCCTCCTTGCGCTTCTTCTCAAAAAGCCGCTCCACGGCGACCCTTGCGCCCTCCGCTCTGCTGTAGGTATCCGTCGGATTGCACCGGGCTTCTGCGGTCTTCACGTCCCGCCCGCCACGTTTCAGCGTGGCCGTGGTAATCATCCCGTCAAAGCGGAGTTCCACGGTGTATTCCCGATCAGGCTCTGCAAGGCCAGCGATCATGCTATCAACCCACAGCCAGCCGCGTCCTTTATTTTCGCCGCAATCTTCCACCATCCAATATCCGTGCAAACCGCGTTCTATGCCCCTGACCGTCATGACTTTTCCCAGCCACTTGTCCATTTCCCCAAAACTGTTCATGTGAAAGGTTCGGTAGCCTACAATCCGCACCTTATCCCCAACTTTGTATTTCGCCATAAATAACTCCTTTCAATTTCGGCATTCTGCCGTAGATTTCAAATCACTGCAATTCCCTTGCAAACGCCCGTATCTCCTTCTCAGAGTACCCCAGGGTTTTCAGAATCACCGCCGGGTTGGGGTGGAGGGTGGTCACCAGCTTTCGCAGGACGCTTACCCGCATTTCGGTTTTTCCTTTTTGGTAGTTCAGCAGGTTTTGGTATCCCTCGCCGATTCTTTTCCCAAGCGCCGACGCATTATCGCTCTGAATCCCCGCCAGGGGGCAGCAGCGGTCGATTTCCTTCCAGAAATCCTCCACTGCGTAACGCTCGGCATACTGCCGGATTCTAGGCATTGTCTTTCCCCTCGCTCTCTTTATCTGCGGGCTTTACCTTGGGAGCAATGCAATCTACTAGCCCCCGAACGCTGTACCCCAACGAATAGCAGGCAAACGCCATTCCAATTATTGAAAGAATCGTGGAAGTGCTCATGTTATTTCTCCCTTCTTCTGAGATTGCTTCTCTCGCCCCCGCTTGATGATTGCTTCCAAAGCGGTCTCCATCCGCTTCTGGATATTGGGTGGCTTCCGCTTCCCATTCAGAATCATGGAAATGTACGCTTTGTTCACGCCCATTTCGTTTGCCAGCTGCTCATAGGTGATCCGCTCATTGTGCATCCGCCCGATGAGCCGCCCCGTCCATTTTTCGGGCATTGTATTCCTCCTTTTAGTTAAAAATGTTGACTGCGGCGAGAAACAGTGCTACAATTTCATGCGTTCCCTGTGTAACAACAGAAAGGGGTGATTTGATGCGGAGCCATTGGCGAAGCAATCTTTTTGCTCTGGCGTTCCGAACTAAGGCAACTGCATGATGCGCATGGAGCACAGCAACCAGATATGCTGTAAGTGATTGGCACGGCTAAGAACCGTAAGACAATTTACGGATTCGGCATTTCTCCCGGCCTAATGCAACTGCCCGGGAGCCGCCGATAAAGTAATTTCGGCGCGTGCCGGGTTGCCGCCGTGTTTCGGTAAAAAATCTGGGGGAAAAGCGTCTGCGATTGTCCGCAGGCGTTTTTTCTTTCCCTCCGCAGTCATTTTATGGTTGCAAAAGTTAACAAAGTGTGCTACTATGTACTTGCGAGGAACAGAATAGCTTTGACGCAGGATTTTTTACCCTGGGTCTGGGGTTTTGTTTACTTTCGTAACTCATAGCGCTATTATAGCGTTAACAAACGTAACTGTCAACTGTAAAAGTGATAACGAACGCAACTTTGTCACATTGCACAAAATGCAGGAGTGTTAATTATGGCTTTTTACGAAAATTATGTTAAATTGTGTAATTCCGTTGGGAAATCCCCATCCGCTGTTGCCGTGGAACTAAAACTTGGCAAACCATCTGTAACAAGATGGAAGAACGGGGCAGAACCGAGAGACGCAACATTACAAAAAATTGCCGATCATTTCGGTGTAACCGTAGATTTTTTAAAAGGCGAAGAACAAACAAATTTTTATATGCGCTACTGTGAGCTGTGCGCAAACAAAGGAATGTCCGCCTCTGGGGTAGCATCTGCTATTGGACTATCAAATGCCGCCGCCAACGGTTGGAAAAAAGGGAAGCTTCCGAATGATACTACACTAGCCAAGCTTTCGGCTTATTTCGGCGTCACCGTTGAGTATCTCAAGGGCGAGGAAACAAAAAAAGACCCCGCCACGAATGGCGAGGTCAGCCCCGAAAAACGGGAACTTCTGGATTTAATTGATAGCCTGTCCGACGGTCAGTGCGGTAAGCTTTCCAACATTATCAAGGAGGCTATAAATTTATTGTGAGATTAACGAAAGATTCCAAATATGTGCTGGATATCCTGATTGCCAATCCCCCGCTCGGGAACTCCAACACATACAACGTAATAGCTTGGATGGGCGTTATTGATGAAAAGAAAATTCACAGCTATTCAGATTATACCGGCATTCTGGCATACCTTGCCGAATGTAAATGTATCGAATGGGTGAACGACGCCCACAGCGATTTCCGCTTGACGGAGAAGGGGCGAAATTATAAGGAACTTCGGCACAAGGAATGGCGGTCAGCCATTTTCCACGAGGTAATCGGTTTTTTCCTCGGCGCCTGTTCCGCATTGTTTGTGAAGTTTCTTACAGATTTGATTTGGTGAAAAGTGGGCACAGGCACGCTCCAACCTGCATCCAACCAAAACAAATGGCAAGTCGCTTTGCGGCATTACACAGTGTTCGCACAGAATGCAGTTGGCATTAAGGCAGGAGTCTTTGACTTCGCTTTGCAGATTCTGGCATTTTTGGAGCAGTTCTTTTAGTTTTCGATTCTCTTTTCTGAGCGCTCGCTTTGTAACAAACATTTTACCCTCCTTAGCACATATGCAGCCTGTTCATCAGTTAGGGAAAGAATATTCTCCGCCAACTGTTCACGAATGTTCGGAAATGTTCTCCTTTCTTCCATTATATCACGGTTTACTCTGTTTCGCAATGCATTTTTCGTCACTGGCCGTTCCCCCTTTTATATTTAGAACAATTGTTTGCATAACATACAGTAGCACACTAAATGTCCAATAAATCGGACTAATTAGAAAAATGCACAAAAATTTTTCTTTTCGTTGAAATTATTTTCTGAGCGTGGTATTATTTTTACGTAGGGTCGCGGGCATAGGAATCTATCTCGCATACCTGAATAAAAAGGAAAGAGGTATCACTATGGAAGATTTAACAAATGAACTCGAAACATCAGGCGAGCTGAGTACCCCGAAAACGGTATGTCCGTCGTGCGGCGCTGCCATAAGAGAAAATCAAAAATTTTGTGATAACTGCGGCGCTGATCTAAATGCTCCCCCCAAGCAAAAGGCCGAACCCAAGAAGAAAAGCTATTTTGTTCCGGCAATTATTGCAATGGTCGCAATTTTTGTCGTAGCGTTCATATTCATTCAGCGAGCTACTAAGCCCAATTTTAAGCAGTTATACGATATGCTCTGTGATCCCACGTGGGCGCAAGTCGGGTCGGACGGTAGTTATTTGAGCATTGATACAAATCCGTATGACTATGATGATTCCGGCCTTTATTGCCGTGACGCTTACGTTACAATACCTACCATCAACGGAATGTTGGGGCTTCCAGATTCCCTTTTCAATCAGATGAACGAAACATCCGCATCCGATGGAAGGCAAACCGAAACATACAATAGTAAAAATGTGACCGTAACGTGGAAATATCATCCAAATACAGGGCTGGAAGTTACCTATAAGAAAATTCACTAATTTCTGATATGCCCCGCCACCCGTGCCACAAGGTGGCGGGGCTTGCCGCCGGTAACGCCGTGCGTCCCTTGCCGGTTGCAATACCACCATACACCCCACACAGGCGTTTCGTAAAGCCCCAGATGTGAAATTCCCGTTCCATTTGCGCAACAATCGTTCCATATGTGAAACATTCCGTTTTTGGAGGAGGTTTTATGAATATTTCCGAGCATTTATCAGAATTGGAAGCCCTACGGAAGGAGCGGGGCATGTCCCAGCAGGAGCTGGCAGAAACCTGCGGCGTATCCAAGGCCACGATCTGCCGCGCCCTGAATGGCGCGACGGAGCCGACGGCAAGGCTTGTGCAGAGCATTGAGGCCGCCGTGCAGTACACCCCGGAGGAGCACCCGGTGCTTCCCGCTCCCGGCCAGTCCATGGAGGAATATGTGGAATATCTTCAGGCAACGATCATCCGCCAGAGCGAGGACTACAGGCGGCACACCATGCAGCTGCAAACGCACTACAGCCTTCTCAACCGCCAGAATCGGCGGGTCATTCTGATTATGGGCATTTCCATTGCGGTGCTGGTAATCTTTCTCGTAGGCTGGCTCATCCTCGATATCATGCACCCGGGAATCGGATGGATTCAGAGGTAAGATAAATTTTTACGGTTGCCGGAAATATTTTCCCATTTTTGGCCAATCTGTCTATTGCTATTTCCCATTTCTCAGGGTACAATATAGACGTAGGATAACCACCTACGCTATATAGACGACGTTCATCGTCCGCCCTAATTTGCCGCCTGCCGAGAGCGGGATATAAGACTTCGGCTTGTTGTAAGACTGCCGCCTGCCGGGAGCGGGATACAAAACTCCGGCCTGAAAATGCCGGGCTGGCCGCCATGCCGGTTCGGCATTCTTTTTTGGGGGATAACAAATGACAGAGATACAGGACTCCGGAATATACATAATCCGTGATGCTTTCTTTGAAAAATATGGCAACAACCGCTATATGAAGAATAAGCAGGAGAGCCGCCCCCACTACTACGCTATAGCTGACAAATCCGGCGTCCTGTGGATGGTTCCAATGAGTACCAACGTAGATAAATACAGGCGGCTGATATATGAAAGCGAGAGACGGCACGGCTTTGGAAACTGCGTGCATTACCTCATAGCGCCGATATACGGAAAAGACAGGGCTTTTATTATCTGTGATATGTTCCCCGTCCTCCCGGAACATGTACTACGCCCATACAATATCAACAATGTGCCTTATGTTTTGGAAAACAAAAATATAAAGAAAAGCATCCGTGTAAAAGCGCTTGCCTACTTGAACATGGTTGAACGTGGGGTTCTACATAGTCCGTTAAATATTATCGAAACCAAGGCCGCGTTGCTCAAAAGCAGAAAGAACTAGAGGACGGAACGGGCAGCCGTCACCCTTGTTAGGAGATGTGGGAGCGTCGCCCCACCTAGTTCTCAAAGGCAGTGGCAGACCGTTTCGGCGGTCTGCTATTTTTTCTAACCGTATGTAAAGGGGGATTTCTTATGCCGAAAAAGAAAAAGGAGCCGGAAATAAAGCTGCCCAAAATAGAGCAGCTCCCCTCCGGCGCGTGGCACACACGTGTATTGATAGAGAATCGCCGCGTATCTATTACAAAAGATAGCTATGATGAATGCGTGGCCGAATATCTGGCCATGAAGCACGGCGTTATCGAAGCGAAGGCCGCGCCCGGTAAGCGGGGGAAGACGCTGGGGGACGCGCTTGATAAATATATAGCCGACCGGAAGGGGTTCAAGTCGCCGTCAACGATTTATGCGTATGAATCCTACCGCAAGCAGCGTTTCCAAAGCATGATGGCGGCTGACGTATACACCACCACGGACGATCAGTGGCAAGCCGCCATCCGCAGGGAAGCGAAATCACTGTCCCCGAAGTATATCAAAAACGTGTGGATGCTGATCTCCGCAGCGATATTTGAGGAAACCGGACGCAGGCCGCGCGTGACCCTGCCGGAAAAGGAATACAACGAAAAGCCGTTCCTCGACCCAGACCAGATACCGGTGTTTGTAAACGCCATAAAGGGCGAACCGATAGAAATAGCCGCTCTGCTGGAACTGTCCAGTTTGCGCCGGTCTGAAATGCTTGCGCTGACGTGGGACAACGTTGACCTCGAAAACGAGATCATATACGTTCGCGGGGCAAGAGTGGCCGGGGACGGCGGCAAGCTGGTTCACAAGAAGCAGAATAAAAACGATTCTTCCCGGCGCACGGTGCCGATTATTGAGCCGCTGATGGAAGCACTAAAGGCAGTTGATAACAAGGAAGGCTATGTCGTCAACCTGACCGGCGGGTGGATATGCACAAGGATAAACGAGATTTGTTCCGCCAACGGCCTGCCGAAAGTCGGGAACCACGGATTGCGGCACAGCTTCGCGTCTCTGGCTTATCACCTCCAGATGCCGAAAAAGATAGCAATGAAAATTGGCGGGTGGGCAGATGACGAGACGATGCACAAAATTTACACGCACGTAGCGCAGAAGGATATTGCCCAAATGGCGCAGGGCTTTCGGAACTTTTTCTCGTCCAGCCCATCGGAGGACGGTAAAATTGGCAACAAAATTGGAAACGAAAAATAGAATCCATTAGAGTGGCAACATGTTTAAGGAATAATGTGCTGGGTTCGATTCCCGTACGGGTCACCATGCAGAAAAAGCCCTAGAAATCAATTCTAGGGCTTTTTTATTGCTTTATCAGCTATATTCCAACGTTCTCCGAACTATTCTACTAGAAAATATTACCACAGATTTTAATATTTTTCCGCCTGCGGTACGTTTTTATGGCGCAAATTGGCAACGGATTGGCAACGAAATTTTGCCGCTCATTCTCTGAGCCGCCGCATAATCGCCGCGTATTCCTTGGGGTATATCAGCCGAACGCACTCCATGTGTTCGTCCATCACTTCTAATAGCCGTTTCATTCCCGCTGAACTTGCGGCAATTGCAAACTCGCTCCCGGATATTTCATCACTCTGCGGTGCCGGAGCAGTGGAATACAGGCTTACGGGGGAAATATCAGCAGAGCGGGAATATTCCGGGAACAGGTGATCTAGAATGGTATAGCACGAGGCCATTAACTGGCATGTCGCCGCCGTCGGGCGCTTCACTGCTTTGCATTCTTCGATTGTTTCCAGCAAATCCCGCTCTGCCAACATTTTTTACTCCTCCATACAACGGACGGCCTTTTCTAAAGCCTCTCGCGTCCGGCTATCCGGCGCTTCATCAATCATGCGCCGCAGTTTATCCACCATATCTTCCTTGGCGTCTGCGCGGCTGTAGCGCCCCATGCTATCACGTTTACGGCCTCGATAGCTCACGCCGTCACGATAATCGGATCTGTAGCCATCCCGTCCATAGTTGCCCATAGCGTACCAGTCCCCGGCGTTACTGTATCCTTCGCCCATCATGATCTTATCCAGATTCTTCATGGTGTGCGTCAGCTTGTCCACGGTTTCCAGATCACCGGCGGACAGTTCGCCTTTTTCGGCGATTTCGTCCAGTTCCCGGCAAAGTGTATCTCTCAACTGTTCCCAGTGCTTCATAATTTCACCTCCTAGGCCACGCGCTCAATCATCAGATTGGCGTTGGCAACATCGATTGCCTGCGTGGAGACATTTCGCACGGATAACGCTACGCAGCACCCACGGGGAACATCCACAAACGCGGAGGTTGCCACGTTGAATGCGTCTCCCACGGCGGCGGGTGTTGCCGTCGCCGTAGTGGTGGGAAGCGCCTCACCGCCCAACGCCAGCGCTACGCTGATAGCCCCAGCGGTTCCGCCGGTAGGCACGGAGATGTTTCCCACGAAAAGCACGCGATACCGCGCGATTGGGGAACATCCATTGCAAATGCCCCGAAGCGTCACCAGCCCAGCGCCTTCACGGTGAACAACATACCCCCGCCCGCATTTCACCGGCGCATCGGTAAACAGCACGTTTTGTCCGGCGGGCACCGCCTGGACAGCGTTCGCAGTAAGTTCAACCGCCATGCTAGTCCCTCCTTACGCTACACTCCCGCAGCCGTAGCCGTTACCGTAGCAGCAGTTGGGATTCTGCACCTGATAAGCGGGAACCGGGCGGGGATTGTAGTACGCGAACTGGTTCTCCACATAGCCCTTGATCGTGAGATTCTGGGCATTCTGGGACGCGGCCAGCTGCGCCATAAAGAGCTGCTGATTCTGATCGGCGATTTTCTGATCTTTCGCCGCCAGCTCCTGGGCAGTCAAGCGCTGGTCAATGGAGCGGAAACCGCAGTTCATAGCGTCGATAATGTCCCGGGTGGTGTTCTGGATGGTGTTCCGGGTGTCGCAGCTCTGGGTAGCCATGTTGTAATTTACGCCCTGGATAGCGGCGCGATTTTCGCAGCAGCACTCCTGATTTGCCATCTGCATCTGGAAAAGCTGCTGCATCAAGGCAGCCTGCTGATTGCACCGGGAAAGCTCCGCCGCCTGGAAACCGTTGCTGATATTCTGGTTCACGCCTGCGAACCCATTCAGCATACCGGTATTCATGGCATAGAAGCCGTCGCAAACGCCGTTGTTCACGCCGTCAATTTTCCGCTCAATGTTGGAAAAATCGGACGCGAGAACATACCCGTCCACCACGCCAGCGCCGGAACCACGGCCGCCAAAGCCTCCGCCCCAGCCGTTGCCGCCCCAGCCGAAGAAGCCGAAGATCAGGAAAATGATGATCCATGCAGACCAATCACCGCCCCAGCCTCCGCCATAGCCGCCGTTGTTGCCATCGGTGACAGCTCTGATATCAGCGGGGGTCATTTCACTTGCTGTAATACTCATTTTGTTCTCCTTTCAAAAGATGAAAAATATAACAAAATCTGGCCAGATTATTGTTTACCTTCTAGGCGCTCCGAAGCCGAACATGCCCCGGAATTGCTCAAACTGCCCCTGCATCTGCTGTGCCATTTGCTGGGCTTGGTTAAGCTGTTTCTGGTTTACGCGCCCGCTCTGTACAAGCTGATTAAGCAGTTGCTGCGGGTCTTGCCCCCTCATCTGCTGCATAAATTGGGGGAATTGGGAAATCATCTGCATAGGATTAGGCATCATTGCGTTTTACCTCCGCTTTCTTGGCATCTCGTTTTCCATCTGTCAGCTGGTTCAGCCGTTCCTCTACAGCAGAAAGCCGCTGCTCAAATCCTGCGCTGACTGCCTCCGGGGTAGCTCCTACGTCCCGGATTTTGTATTCATACGCTACAATCGGCATTGGTCGCCCTTGCGCGTCCGTCCGCTTTTCGTAGAATACAGGCTTATTGCTGTCCCAGAGCCGCACAAATCCGTTTGCCGTGACGATAAACGCCTCCGCCGCAGATTCCGAAGCTACCCAAATTCGGTCATCAAGGGGCGGCTGTTGGCCTTGGACGGGTATCTGCGGTTGCCCGATGGGCATTTGCGGCTGGAAATAGTTGGGCTGAAAATAGCCGGATTGGTAGTTGGGCTGCATATAAGGATTTGCCATCATTCACGCCTCCAAAAATAGATAGGATTTTCGTCCATTGAGTTCCAAGTATCGTACAAAACGCCGTTTTCCACGGCAACAACGTGGTTTTTCAGCGCGACAACGTAGATCCCGTTAGGGTATTCCCGGATAAAATCGCCTACGGTGTAGCAATCCGGGCATTCCGCCGGGATTGCCGCCCGCCTGAATCCGTGCCGCCGTAACACCGCGCCCCATACGTTATTTGCGCTAGGCATATCGCATTGAGTCAGCCCCTCGCTGGCCAGCTCAACGTATGATTGATACCAGTCAATTCCCAGAGCCTTTGCCACAGCTCTAACTGCGCAATCGCCGACTTTCGCGGCGCGGGGATTTGGATTAAAGCTTTGAAATTCAGCCATAGGCAACGCCCCCTTCATGCCTATAGAATAACAAAAAAATCGGTAGGGAAACTCTCGTTTCCCTACCGACTTACAATCACATATCCTTCAAAAAACTATCAGAAGTCTATGTTTTTGGGGAGTATGTAGCTATACTCCTGCACACTGTTATAGGAGTTTTTCAACTTCCTAATATACCTATCTAATGTGGCAAGGGACATGCCGTAAGCGTGGCACTGCTGTACACGGCTCCATCCGGCGGCTCGGGTGCGGATGATCTTTTCCTCCAGCGGCGTAAGAATCGCCAGAGAGCAGAACTCATCCAGAATTACCCGATTCCACGGGACTTTATCCACTTACCACATCAGTCCTCCTTGGGGGAACTGTAGGTTCTTGCCAGTTTGCTGTCAGCGATACCGGCGGTGGTAGGATCATTGACCACGCCCAGAATCACCAGCAGGGCAAACACGGCGTTCACCACGGCCAGAAGCTTGTCGCCGATTTCGCCCAAGTCCAGCGTAAATCCGAACAGGGCGGCTACCGTCTGCACCAGCAGAAGCAGCGCGGGAATCGCGGCCAGCCAGAAGTTCTTGTTCTTGATACGTACAATCCAGTTAATCATTTTGTTTTCCTCCTTATTCTTCCACAATTTTCCGATTTGTGGATTTGATGTAGAAGTCCTCGTAGAGTTCCTGCTTGTCTCCGTTGTATGTGTATTCCACATACACACCATCACCGGAAACGGTGGTCGAAAGCAACGCTTTGTAGTTCTGCAACGTCTTGCACGCCCAAACTACAAATACATTGCTGAGATCGATTTGCGCGGATTCTCTCGTTGTGGCATTGTAATGCTCCACGAGCTTTCGCTTGCACACGCTCTGAAAGTGATCCATTCCTGTGATAATCATTTTTTGTTTTCCTCCTTAAAAATCAGCCCAGCCCAAGCCGAGCAAGAATAAACCCTACGACAGCGGCTACGACGATGTAGATAACCCTTTCCACCACCGACTTCCACCGCTTGCCGGGTTCGGATTTCAGCTCCTGCACGTCCGTGCATAGGCCGTCAACCTTCTCCCCGGTAACTTCCACCTTCTCCGCCATCACCGCAACAGACGTTGCCAGCGTGTTCACCGCTTCCGTGTGCCGTTCCAGCGCGTCCAGACGGTGGGAGTTGGATTTGCTCCGCTGTTCTACCGCAGAAAGCCGCCCGGCGATTTCCGTTTCATCCATTGGCATACTCCCTTCTCAGCCGTTCCAGCGGCTGTACTTCCCGTTGTCTTCGTGAATGCCCCATCCGTACAGCCCCAGGCCACCCCGCCCGGGGATTTTCTCGGCCTGTACCTCCTGGGCTATGGCATACAGCTTCTCCGTGGAGATAGCCCCTGAGAGGTCTACAGCCCGCCCCGTGGTGTGCAGGGAGTTGGATACTCCGCCCACTTCGGCGTTGTGCCGCTTGCACCGCACACCGGAATTTACATTCAGGGGAACCCCCGCCCTGCGGCGTATCTCATCCGCCATGCGGACGGTTTCCTCTGCGGGTTCTGCGGGGAAGCCGTTGCAGTATTTCCCGCCGCACTGGCACCGGAATTCCTCCCGGGTGAAGTACCGGATATCATCCCAGAACGTCCCGGTTTTCGGCGTGTCGCTGCTTTCCGGCTTCTCCACCTTTACCGCCGTCCCGGCAATCGCGCCAATCAGCATTTTCTGGGTAGCCGCCCCCGGAATCCCGTCCACGGTAAGCCCGTAGTCGGCTTGAAACGCCCGAATTGCCGCTTGCGTGTTCTTGCCGTCGGCTCCGTCAATTGCGCCTGTAGAATAGCCCAGATAGGCCAGAAGGCACTGAATTTGCTTTACCGTCATACGTTCACCTCTTCCCAGCCCTGAGGGTATGCGGACGGCGACCATACATTATTGTCCAACGTGGAGCGGTACACTTTGCTGCCCTCCGTGCAGCAGTCGCCCTTATTGTAGGGGCTGGTAGCCATGGCGACGAACGGCAACGCTTTAGCTGGGTCGGTGCTCCAAGCAAACCCCCACTGTGCGGGAAGTTCCTCCGGCTCCTGGGTGTAGATAGTGCTGTCATAGAGTTGCACCAGACGCACCACACGGCCAGCAGATGACCGGCACACAAACCCGGCCTTGCGCTCCAGCATGTTTTTGTTTGCGACAGCGGCCTTAAAACTGGGAATGTCGCTATCCGCCGCGTTCAGTTCGGTGCCTGTCATGTCAGGGGCTTTCTCCTGCAAGGCAAGCGCGTTCGCCCGCCCCTGGGCATACATGATGCTTTTTCTTTCCTCTTGCGTCACAGACTGTCAACCCCCTTCTTGTAGGCTTCATCCAGCTCTTTCAACTGTTCCTCGCCGCCGCTGGCTTTCATTTCCGCGATTTTCGCGAGGATTCTCTGCTTCCGTTCTTCGATGGTCATGCGTTCACCCCCAGAGCGGTTTCGATTTCGGATAATGCGGCTTCGTACTCGGCGTTCTGAGCAGCGAGAGCCTGATACTGCTCCCGCTCATACTCCCGCTGAGCGGCATCAAGCTCGTCCCAGGGCTTCCACGGGGCAATCATCTCACCGGTAAACACCACGCCATCAGCACGTGTCCATGTCTGCCCTGCCGGGATGAAGCGGTAGCCCTCGATGTAAGCGTCGCACTTACCATCGAATGCGTCTGTCTCGATTGTGGTCAGCCCCTCGGCGGTGGAGGTGTGACACTTAAAACTGGAATCTATGTAAATCGTTTTCATGCGCCGCCCTCCTATTTCATCAATTTGATTTCCGTCGCGGTGTACGTAATCGTCAAATACGCGGTATGTCTACCGCCAAAACCGATACTGTGAAGCCCGGACAGGGCAGATATGTCAACCGTTACCGTGGTTAGATCGGCACCGATTGCTGTCGAAGCAACTACGGACGAACCACTGTACACCTCCAATTTTGTATCGGAGCCGCCCGACGCTTTGCACGTCGCTTGAAGCGTGCTATACTCTGTCAGGTCAATTTGGCCTTTTGTACGTGCAGAAATGGGTCTGTATCCGTTGTAGTTATTTACCGACTTGACCGTCAGTTCTGCTTCTGCGGTTACAGTGCTGTTCCCAGGCATTTCCCACTCACCGGCTATAATGTCGCTCGGGGCATTTGGTTTGAACAGGAACAGCGCATAGCTCAACTCCACAGAGGTGCTCTGGCCATCCGTGGTGATAGTTACGGCCTTGCTGTCGGTCTCCGTTTCGCTTGTGGAGGTCGCCGTCCAAGTCCCGGCGTTCGGTACGATGCAAGCCCATGTACCACTGGTGTCAGGGGCGGATAGAGTCGTTGTGCCGTCAGAGCAAGTGCAGGTCGAACCGGCGGGATAGGTGATGTTAATAGTGGCTGCGAAAAATGCAATCACGGTTGAATAATCGGTTGTGACCACAACATTCTTTTGGGCGGTCTTGCCGTCACCGGTGATGGTAACAGTCCACGTCCCGCTTGCAAGCCCCTTGAAGGCCACCACGCCGCTGGTGCCGGAGTTCTTGGTCTTTGCCTTGCCGTCCTTGGAAACAGTCACGGTGACGTTCGCCGGAGCTGTGACGGTAAGAGTGCCGCCTGTGCCGCCCCCGGTATTAACTCTGCCGATCATGCGCTTACACCGCCTTTCCAGCAAATAATGGTGGGAATTGTAATTGCCGATTCCGGGGCGCTTGCGGCATACAGATACACGCCGCCGTTATAGGTAGCCGCAACAGGGGCAAAATTGCCGTCAATTGCGTCTGCCACGGCAAGAACCACCTCCGGAATCATGGTATCCAGCACCCCCGTCAGCGCGATCGCCGCGCGGAATGGATAATCCTGATATGTAGAATCAGCCACAAACGCGGATACCGGCACGCTGATGTTCGTGAACAGGAGCTTTTTCAGCTCCACCGCCGTACCGGCTTCCAGGTCTGCCAGCTCCCGGTTGATGGAATCCAGAACCGATGTGGCTTGTGCCGTGGTATCATCAAGCACATCTTTTACTTGTGCCTGCGTTTCTTGCAGGAGCGTGGAAAACTGGCTCTGCATTGTGCTTGTATCAATGCCTACATTTTCCGTCACCAGCCCGCACACAGAAGCGTCTAGCCGCTCATCCGTAATCATGGAAGCGGTGATAGCGGTTGTACCGGCCGCAACGGAAATCCGTGCAAGGCTGATCTGCCGGATTGTGCTGTTGTTTGTCAGCGCCGGGGCCGCTGCCTTCCCGGATTTTGCGCCTTTCAAGATTTTCACTTCCGGATAGTCCACGTAGTTTGTGGTTTTCCACTCCACGATTACGCGATCAATCCGATTCAGAACGCCGTCTGCCGCGTCAACGGCAAGCTGCAATTTGGCACCATCAATGGATTCACTATCAATCCACCATACAATGCCGTTTCTGCCGGAATTTGCCATCCATCCGGTGCCGTCTGAGACTTCCACCGCCATTCCCGGCGTGGAAAGCGCCTGCACGGAGGCATTACTGCCAGCGGCAAAAACGCCGGATGTGCGGCCATGATGCCAGCGCATAACGTCTTCTGCGCCTATGTATGTATCTTGGTTATTCGGGAAACTTTTGATATTAGCCATTTAATTTCATTGCCCCCAATGCTGTAAGAATAGGGTCGCCCAGGATAACTTCTGTCCGGGCTTTGTTGCTGTCCAAGGTGTACTTAATGCCCGTAATCCGGGCGCTGAACGATACCCCAAACCGGGCAGATACGCACGATACAATGTCCCCCAGAGCGTAATACTTGCCCAGATCTTCCGGGTCGATGGATACGGAAAAGGACTTTCGTCGGATACGCTTTCCCAACTCCATTTGGCCGTAGGCACGCGCACGGGCTTTGCAATCGGCCGCAGATTCGTCATTTTCCTGCCGAACGGCTGTCTTAAACCAAACTTCCCGGCGATTGTCCCCGGTTGTATCGCCGACAATCTCAACAAAAGTGTTGTCTGTGCCGCTAAGGCTTCCTTGCACATAGGCCACATTGCAGAGGGTGGAATCGTCGTCATTGATTACAAGATCTTTCGCGCTTCCCTGTTCCTCCGAAAAGACAATAGCGTGAATGCCAGCCGTCAGGTCACGCCCCTTGTAGAGGCGGAAAGTGTGTGTCATATCGTCGGGATTCCAATCCATTGTGTGGCCTATGCCTTTTTCTTCAAGAAACGGGATGATTTCATCCAGCAAATTCCCACCCATGAAAACGTTGTCCGTTTTATCAGTCATCCCGGTTGCCTGTGCAACTTGAATCCTTGTCATTCCCCGGAGATTATCGCGTATCAGCTTGTACACGCCCGTTTCGATAGTTGTCATGTGATATTCCGATGCAATGATTCGCTTATTCAAAAGCCAGTTTGCGGTGTATCCATTCGCAGTTATGCGGTTCGTGGTCGTGTCAATCTTTGTGTTTTCTATCACAAATGTTACGTTTCTGCTCGTATCATACAGGAGATTGCCGACTTTCAACACGTTAATATTGTAGTCGCTTACCGGCGCAACCAGTATCAGCTTTCCGATATCGTTGTAGTAAATATTCATGATAACACTGATTGCGTGCCGGATTTCGTACCGGGTGGAAAAGTCCTCTTTATAGATTTCAAAGCTCATAGCGCGATCCCCACGATCTCCGTTGCGAAATCAATATCCACCTGCAAATTCGCAAGCCCGCTTGTCGCTTCCGGCTTCAACACATTATCCCCAACTTCCAGCTGAAACAAAGTGCTTTTCAGGCTTAACGCGCCCCGGCAATCTCCGTCAACGGATGACGTTACAGTTGTCCGATCGTGCGTAATCTCTACAATCAGCCGCTCCCCGCTGACAATAGTTTTATTTATCAGCAGAAATTTTCCCGTCGCGGCGTTGGTGATTTTGGGGTTCTCCACATCACCGCTTGCCGAGAGAGTAGCAGTAAACGGGACGGGAACCTGGCCGCGATTCTCCACATTGATAAATTTCGCTTCAAACAGCTGGCCGAAACGATACGGCCTTGAAATGTTCCATGGGAATTTGAATAGCTTTTGAATGCCGGACAACGTTACCGCTGCGGAATCGTCCTTGCACCAATACGGATACGCCGCCAAAAGGGAGAACTGGAACTGTGCGCCCCATTGTTTCGCCTCAATGCTGGGTGTCGCCGTAGGCCAAACATTCAGATAGTAATCATCCGCATATAGCTTTCCGGGAATATCGGGGCGGATGACGGAAAGCAGCTTTTCTTTATTTGCTGCTTGTCCGTCTCCCACCAGATACCCGTTGACATTTACAGGCCGGGGTTGAACGTTTTTGCTCTGAATTGTCGCGCCCGTCTGGTTGATGCCTTTCGCCTGAGACAGGGCTACCGTTACCGTATCAATGCCCGTGGGTTTGTTGACAAGATATCCACCGGCATAATCAAAAATAACGCTATCCCCGTTTTCGTTCACGTAGCGGAACAACTTGCTTAAATTGTTGAAGTTCGTCAAATCGTCCACCTCGCTTGTGTGAAATACGCTTCTGTAGCCGCTGCCAGTTCAACAGGCGTTTGTGCAACGGACTGGATATTCTGGATGATCGTCACACCACGCGAACCGCCAGAAAACCCCGCGCCGTCGTAGTCCGCCCCGCCGGACGCACCCGCAGATTCTCCAGCCCTATACGCTCGTGCTTCCTCGGCGGTGAGAACTTTTTCACCCTTATGGAGGCGCACTAGGTAGTCATCGTATGGTACATAATCAAGGCCGCTCTTCGCCCCGGGAACGTTGCTCCCTTTGATATTGGCCTTTATCGTGAGCGTGTAGTTGGCAAAGCTATTTGTCAATCGTGATTTCATTTGAGATGCCAGAGAATCCAGCTTAGCCAAAACTCCGGGGGTGCTGCTATCGATACCGGCAACCAGTCCACTCATGGTATTGGTTGCCGCCTCTGTGGCTTCCGCCTCCTGGTCAAGATCGCCGACCTTTTCCACGTAGCTGTCTGCAGCTTCCTGCATACGAGCGTTCACATTCTCCACCGCCAACGCCAATCCATCAGAAGTTTCGGTTCCTGCAGCCTCATATGCAGAAACATTATCCATAAGCTCCGCAAGTTTTTTGCTTAGCCCCTCGGTGCCGCCGGACATATCTTCTAGTTCATCACGTAGCCCTGCGAGGAATCCGGCCTGTTCCCCCGTACTCATGGACGCGAGATATTGAGAAAGTCCGTCAACACTAATGCCTGCAAGGTCTGCTTTTTCGGAAACAAATGCAAAATCTTCATCGATCTGCTGAAGGACTTCGGTATTTCCTTTAAGATTACCCATGAAATCATCCCACGACATTTTTGCAACTTCTATTTGGGAAGTAAATGCGGACCCCACATCATGCAGCCCGTTATAGATGGTGGTATAGGTATTCTGGTAATCCTCCAAAATGGACTGTGCGGCGGCCGCATATTCCTCAGAAGCAGCCTTTATCACATTTGCGGGCTTTGCCGCTTCCTCGGCGGCGGCCTGCTCCTGCGCTTCCAAATCGGCAAGATTCTGCTTCGCCTGCTTTATGGCTTCGGCTAATCTCTCCATCTCGACGGTGTCACCGCTGAAACCAGCATCCGACGAGAACGCTTCCAGTCTGGCTTTTGAAGCTTCCTCGTACTGCTGCTCAAGCTCTTCTACCTTTGCGCGTGCTTCTTCTACCGTCTGCGGCTCTCCGGCTAACTCTTTGACGAAATCCTTGTGCGCCTTGGTTGCCTTGCCAATGCCAATCGCCAGAGCAGCTACAGCCGCGGCAATCAAGCCAATGGGGTTCGCGTTTATAGCCGTATTCCATGCATACTGCGCCGCAGTTGCAAGGGAAATCTGGCCGGTGAGTACGCCAACGGCTATTTCACTGACGGAAAATACGCCATTCAGTGTGGCTTCTGCAACGGCCGCTTTTCCGCTTTCCGCTGTGAAGAATGCAAGCGCCGACGCATTTGCCGTGAATATCGTGGCGATATTTGCAATGGCCTTTCCCGCCATACTCGCCCCGATTGCAGTACCGGCAACGGTTGCCGCTGTGGCCGCGAACTCAAACGCCGTGACGAGAAGATCAATAGCGCTATTCGTTTCCCGAAGGTACGAAATAGCTTCTACCGTAGCAGTTCCAACGCCGGTAACGATTTGCTGTACACGGGGTATAATGTTCTTTCCGGCTGTAAATACGCTGTCTACAAAGTCCTTGGTAAGTCCTTCCATGTCGGCGTTGCTGTCAGCCATGCCGGTAGCCAGATTTTGCCATGCTGCTTTCATGGACGCTGTGGAACCCTCGATGGTGCCCGCCGCTTCATTTGCCGCATACCCCGCAAGCCCCTGCATTTCGATATAATCCACAAGCGCGGCCTGACAGTCAGCTAGATTGTCAATGGTGTAGGAAGTAGCCTCGCCGTTCTCTGCGTTCCACTCGTTTACCTTGTCAATCAGCTGCTGGAACCCCTCCTTTGTGGGGGCAATACCCAGCTGCAAATTGTCCAGCATCGTGTAGTTGGATTTCATAATGCCGTTAAAGGCATTTTGTACAGCTTCCTGAGAATTGCCGGTCGCCGCCACAACGTCAGCTTCGGCGGTAATAACTTTGTCGGCAAGTTCGGCGGCGGCCTGCACATTGCCGCCGAGGGCGGTTTTCAGGCCGGTAGCAAATCCATTCACCTGCTGCAAATAGTCGTTCTGGCTCATTTGCACGGTCTTGTAGGCGTTTCTCGCTTTCTCCGCCACGAAATCGTAAGCGTCGCCGAACATCAGCTGTGCGCCACCGGCTAACTGCTCATACCGCGCATAACTGGTGTAGGCCGCTTTGCCAACGTCTGCAACTACCCCGGCGAGCTTCTTTACTCCGGCGATAATCGCGCCACTGGCAAGGTTGGCTTTCAGAACGTCGGCGAATGTGCTTGTTTTGTTTTCAGAATCCTTTAGTTTACGCTCATATTCATCTGTATCCAGAGAGATCGTCGCAAACAGCTCAAATACATTAGCCGCCATCCTGCCCACCGCCTTTCGTCACCAGTTTCAACCCGGCATTTTTCATCACATCCGCCACGATATCCTCCGCAGACCGGTTTTCCACCGGCTTCGGGCTGATGATATCCTCGTATCCGATAGATAGATACAATCGCTTGTCACACCCCGCCGTGTTTTGCGTTATCATCTGGATACCGTCGGTAACGTAGCGCCGAAGAATTTCGCGTTCGCATTGCTTTTTCAATTCCATGGGAAGAATGGAGAGGTACGCCCTCGCCCGTACTCTGGGGAGGGCGCACAGTGCGCTGATTATTCGCTCTGCTCCCCACGCCCCCACGATTTGAAAAAACTCAGCAGTTCCTTATCGTTGGAAAGCTCCTTGATCTGCCAAAGCGTCGCCATGGTGCTCTGTGCGGCCACTTCCTCAATGCTCTTTTCACCCATGATGGACAAAATAGCATAAATGTCGGCGCGGTGCGTTTTCAGCAGCAACGGAACAACGGTGGTAATCCTCTGCGCACCAATCAGCATAACGCCGACTTTTGTAGAGTTTTTCTTGTCCACCGGCTTGCCGATTGCGTTCATGATTTCCTCATCAGAAACGAGATTCACAATGTGCGGGGTGATCTCGCACAGCACGTCCAGGCACTCGTCCGTTCCAAGTTGAGATAATTTTCTCATGCTTAGCCTCCTACATCGTAGCGGATTCGGCCTCTCCGGCCTTCACGTAAATCTCGAAAGGCGGTGTATCCTGCGCCGTAATGGAATAATGGCCGGTGAACTCGAACGCGAACTGGCCTTTGCTCTTGTCGCCGGTTTTCAGCTGGAAACCGCCAGTAGAAAGGCCGTTCAACATATGGATGGCCAGATAGCCGCCTTTTTTCGCGCCGTTTTTGTCGGAGTAATCGGCCACAAGCCAGATATCCTTGAAATCCTCGGCGGAAATATCGTTTCTGGGCGTGATTTTCCCGACGGCTTCATCAGCGGCGGCCACCATCGATTTTGCGTTAGTGGCATTCATGGATGCAAAAGTGCCGCTAAGCTTCACCTCCCAGCCTTCCAGCCGTTTCAACTCCTTTGTGTTCTTCGGGCAGTTATCAATGTCCTCGCCGAAATCAGAGTAGCTAGGCGTTGCCGCGAAGGTCAAGCCGCCGCTGGTAGCGCCTATGATATTGGCATTGTCATACTCCGCCGCATCGGGCGAAAAGGCCGAAAGCAGAACACCGGCATTCAGCACAAGCTCCTTAAAGGTATCCTGCGGAATCTGTGTAAATTTCATTGATTTCCTCCTATATGGTATTGAAAATTGCGGCAACGCTCAGTTGCCGCAATTTGATGGATTGATCTGATTCAAATGTGGAATTGATGCACCACGGCTCACCGCGCATAAGCCAAACTGTGCCGGTATCACAAGGCAGCTGAACGCCTCCACGTCCTATCGTGCGGGAAATTTCCTCTGCCTTGGCGTTCGGCTCTGCCTCTTTCTCCGTGTGATACCACAGCTTTACCGTCAGCGAGTTCGCCATATCGCCCCACCCGCCGACGGAGACCGAATAGGTGAGGTAAGGCATTACGGTATCGCTCGGTACCGCTGTATCCGGATACGCGGGGAGATTAAAGCCGGAAAAAAACTTGTAGAGCGCTTCTGTTGCCGTCATTTTGTCAGCTCCCATTTCTCGGCGGTAACCTGGCACATATCCAAAGTGCCGACCGTTGGTGCTTGCTTATCGCTCCCGTTGCTCGTCACTCGGAAAATTGCGCCATCGGAAAGCCGCTTGAATACATCATGGAAAGAAAGCGGATTCGCGCGGCGGGTGGTAATGGTGTACACACTGGTAACGCCCTCCTTCTCCGCGATTCTGGATTGCATGGAGGTATCCAGAATAATAGCCGCGTCGAACTCCGCGCCCTGTGCCCATTCCGTTGCCCAGCCGCCCTCCCCATCCGGGGTGCGCTTCTTTTCCATCAGTGCGCACGTGTTATTCAGGTAGTAGTCAAGCAAGCTCATATCTTCCTCCATATCCGTAAGCGCGGCGCAAACACCGTTTTCCAGCTCGTGCTCTCGCCGGAGCCGGACGAACTGCTTGCCTTTGTGTACGAGTAGCCCCCGAAAGATTCGCTTTGATACGGGCTTTGTACGGCCTCGGCGTTCTTCTCCTGCCATGTGTTGATTTCTTCCAAAATCGCCAGCACCTCCGGCGGTACGCAGATTTCCGTAACGATTCCGGTATAAGTTTCGTTCCGCAAATCAGCATCACCGTACACGTGAATCCCGTTATTTCTCCGGCTTCCTTCGATCAGGTAGTAATCGCCTGTTTCAAGGCCGGGAATAACGATCCGGTTCCTGGTGATTTCCTCCCCGGTAAACTGCCAGTGCAAGCCGGGGAAGAAATTACGCAGGTACACAAGCAGCTCATACAGGCTTACCGCATGTCCCATGTGATTCCCTCCTTTACCGGCTCTTTACAACGGCCAGAATGTCCGCTTTGTTCATTGCGGCGCTGACCCCGGAGATACCGTGGACTTTGGCGTACTCCAAAAGCTGCGCTTTCGTCATTCCGTCAAAATCCACGGTTTCCGGTGCGGTTTTGTCAGCTGTCAGAGCCGCCTTTAACCCCCCGCCGGGGTAACAGTGGCAACGGCGATGCCGTCCAGGTACTCCGCCCACAGTTTCATGCCCATGATGGCGTACATATCGCCGGTAGCCCGGGAGTAGTCGCCCTCGACATGTACGCCGATCAGGTTCGTTTCGCCCTTCACGGTGTAATTCAGCCCCAGCTTGGCAAAGTCGCTGTCGCTCGGGTCAACGTAGTACAGATCGATGTTCTCAACGGGGGTTGCAATCACCTTACCGGCGGCTACGTACTTGCCAGGCAGGAGGAAAAGGGTGCTGTAGCCCAGGAAGTTCTGGACATAGGTAAGGCCAAACATGGTCTGGGTGGTAATCTCCTTATCGCCCAGGTAGTCGTAGAAATCCATGATGTTGGCAAAACCAACGACCTCGGTCACGTCCTTGTCCATGCCCATGAACTTCGCAAGCACCTTGCCCTTTGCCTGTGCGAGCGCCAACTGCCAGGTCTTGGGGGTCAGTGCCAGAGAGCCGGTAGCCAGGAAAGTGTAGAAGTCACCCAAAACCTTGTTTTGCAGGGCAACCAGGAAAGCGTCGTCCGTCTTTTCTACGGCGACCTCTGCGCCGTATTTGGCCACGCTCTCGATGGTAACGCTCTTTGCGTACTTGGCCACTTCGATATCGCCATAGGTGACGGGAGAAACCTTCATCTTGGTGAAGGGGATCTCGTCGCCTTCCGCTACGGTGGCACCGCCCTGCAAATCGCCGTCTACCTCTGCCTTGTAGGATACCAGTTTCGTGCCGGGGGCCTTGCGGATAGGCCGCATAATGCCCAGAATGGTGCGCAGTGCGTCCCAGTTATCGTTGAACCGGGTTACAAAGTCCACCTCTCGCGCGGACGTGGTGAACTGTGTGGAAATCGTTACGTTTTCTTTTGCTGCCATTTGTACAGCTCCTTTCAAAAAAGTTATTTGTTTTCGCTTGCCATGCTTTCAGCAAGCGCGGCCTGTCTCTCAGCGGTGGACAAAAGATACCGTCCTTTATCGTCCTTTTTGTAGATTTCGGCGCGGCTCTTTGCGCCACCAGAGGTGTCAGGCGGGGTCTGTGTTTGGGTGCCGGTGGTGGTAGTCTTGCCGATCAAGCCCTTGTAATCGCCGGAAAGCAGCCCATCCAGTGCGGCGGTATCTTTGATACTTTCGCCGTCCAGTTTCAGGCCATCAATTTCAGCTTTGGCTCCACGGATAACCAGCCCCATGCTCTCGGCGGGAATGCCCTTGCTCTGGAAGTACGCCCGTGCTGCCTTTTCCTTGGCGGCGGCGCTCTCCTTAGCGGCAACTCCGTCTTTGAAATCCTGAAAATCCTTCTTTTCCTTCTCGTACTTGGCCTTGTAGCCGCCGTCAGCGTCTTCCTTTTTCAGATCATCCAATTCCTTTTGAATGCCAGGAAGTTTCTCAGCGTCGGCCTTGTACCTCCCGATATCGGCTTTCAGGCCGTCCACGGTATCGGTGTGTGCTTCGATGATGGTGTCCACCTGTTCGTCGGTAAGCCCCATCCCCTTCAAAAGTTTGCGAGTTAATGCCATTGTTTCAGTCTTCCTTTCTTCGCCCCAATTCTTCGGGGACGACTGTGATATAAAAGCCGCTATACTTCGCGGGTTTTACCGAAATAAACAAAAAAGGAGCCGAACAGCACGCAAAATATACGTGCTGTTCGGCTCCAATTGCCCATTCCTGCGCCCAATTACGCAGGAGAAGAATATTTGATTGTTTTCTTTACTTCGAGGACTATGTAGCCGTCGCCCTTGCGCCGTATCTCCACATCGTTCCCACGCTTTATGATAGCCTCTATGGCCTTTATGATTTCGTCATTATTCATTTATTGCCCCTCAAATCGCGTCAGCGTTTTTGAACGCTTCCATAAGTTTTGGAAACTGGATAGCGAAAAAATCTACCATTTCCTCGTTCTGTGCCCATTCGGAGTTTTCCGCAAGGCCACTTTCGAATAGGAATGCGTGAATGATCTCATGCCGCTTGTTCTTTCTAATCTGAACTTGTAAGTTTTTCTTACAAGTTTGGTCGCCGATGTGCTTACTATAGCTATCCACAACCAGTTCTTTGCTGGTTTCGTCGCAAAATCCATCGCATCCCGCCAGCCGTGAATCTTCATCTTCGCCACAAACGGAAAGCGTGTATTCAGCTCCAAGCACATTTATTTTTCTGGTATCCACGCCCTGTCAATCTCCTTTGCTGAGTTCGTCTTTCAGAATATTCTTGTACGTTCCCTGATGATCGGCGATTGACGGCTTAATAAACGGGTGTGCCCGATTGCCAGCTGTCCAATGCCAAATCCCATGCGCGTCCTGGTATTTCCACGGAGTGGGACGGCCTCCGCCTCCCTCGGCGTATTTGCCCGTTCCCATTTCCTGGTAAATGGCGCATTCGGTCGGCGTTCCAACAATGGCTTTCTTCCCATCCTCCACGGTATGTGTAATGCTGTTGCGCAAATTCCCAGTATCAACTGGGCATAAATCCTTTGCGTATTCAACGGCTTTTTCGCCACACCGAAATAAGCCGCGCTCACACGCTTCACCAAGTGCGCGGAGGATTTCGTCAGAGTTATCCACAAAGGTAATGCTCATTTCCCCCTCCTTTTCTGCTTCTTCCAGAGCCGGTCTTGTGCGGTTCGTGGCGGCGCATACGCATAATCCGCCACAAGCGGGGATTCCAGCTCGCTTCTTTTTTATCTGGTTGGAAGATTTGGGCATAGAAAAAGCACCATGCATTTTGCACAGTGCTTTCAGTCCTTGCCATATTCTAATTGCCAAGCTTTTCTATATCTTCCCTCTTGCAGTCCAATAGTTCGTTGTTTTTGTCCAGTTCTACAAGGTAGAAAATGCCACCAGTATCACGAACATCGACGACAATTCCTGTGTCGCCTGTCTTGAGGACTTTTACATGGTCGTATTCTTTAATCATGCTTCCCCACCTCGATTCTTTCTAAAACTGGTTACAATTCTCGGTTTGCTATCCGGCGTATCTTGTATCCACCCCGTAACAAAAGACCGCTTCTTTGTAACTCCCAACTCCATGTAGATGTTAAATTGAGTTGCTCCGCCGCCCAATTCCTTGAACTCCACAGCTTTGCTCATATCAAACTGCCTTGCCATATCGTATCGCAGCTTAAGCGGATTATCTGCTGTGTAGCCAACATCGAAGAACTGGTCGGCGTGCTTTGCCCCATCTTTCAGGAAATATCCCGTGTATTTCTTCGGAGTAGTTATACACTCAGCATTCTTTACAACATCGGTCTGCCGTTTCGTTGTTTTGAGCGTCTCCCACCCATCAATATCATTATACTTCAAATCTTGGAATTTTGCAAACGTTTTCGGGGCTTTATTTCCCAAAACATTTACAAAATCAGCATATTGCCGTTGGTCGGCCTGATAGTTCTTGCCAGCTTTTACCATGCCCGCCCATTTTTCTGGGGGATACTGCGCTTTCTTCTCGTCGTACCATTCTTTGTACGATTTTTTCTTGATAAGCTCATATTCCCCAGTTTCGGGATTCTTCACGCGCATCATGTGGGGTTCTGCTTCCAGATCATCGTCCGTGGCATTCACCACCGTGCAGCGGCAATTATACAGCTCATGCCCAGGCGCTCCCAACGAGCCATCACCGGGGAACATCATCTTATAGCCGCCGACATCGAACGGCTGATCGTAGTCCACAATCTGATTGTCTGCCATACCGTGATCGTGGCGGGTGCGCAAATCCTTTGTGGCTACCCACTTTTTCTTGGATTTAATGCCCCACATTTCGTCAGCGGCGGCGTAGCTGTCCATTCTACCGGCATTCTGTGCGGCGGTAACTGCCGTTCTTGCCGCTCGAATGGCGCTTACACGGCTCATTGTGACGATTCTGGACTGCAAATCATCGGATATCTGCTTGATGCTTCTGCCTTGCAATATGGAGCCTGTAACGCTTGCTGTAATCTGCTGCTTGCCAAAAGCCAAATCAATGCCCCGCTTTAGCGCAAGCCTTTCGGGGTAGTATGGCATTACGTCCGGTTGCTCCACAATTAAGCGCTTTACGGTCTGCTCGTCAAAAAGCGTAAAATCCGCGCTCGGGTGAACGCTCTCGATGGTGTAAGCGGTGTAATTTCGATTCAGGGAGTAGACTCCAGGCGTAGCGTCGTTCACATAGGCAAGCGCCACCTCTTTTGCTTCCGTCGCACGTTTGGCCAGCTTGTCCCGGAGCGCTTCCAACCGTGCCCCGCGCCCCATCTGGTTCAGCCGCCATTGTTGGTAGTCCTTTTCAGTCCACTCCTTACCGTTGCGCTTCTGGCCTATCAAGTCCTGCATCTTCTTATCCTGATCGGCGAAATGCTTGAAAAAAGCGTCTATTTCCTCTTGCAGATCTTTAGCCGCTTTAGAATATACGGAGTTAATGCGGCGCTCCAAGTCGGCAAGCGCCCTATCGGTTCCTCTATCGGCTTCATTCGGTCTGGCCATCCTCATCACCGCCGTAAACCGTATTTATGTCAGCGTCCGCTTTCCTTTTCAGGATTTCCGGCACTTCCTCCGGCAAAAGAAACGGGAGGTGTTTCAGAACCGTTTCTTCATCAAGGAACGCAGCCGCCGAAAGCACCATATTTGTTTCCTCGGTGCGGTTTATTACCTTGTTCCACGTAAATTCCGGCTGTGGATTGCCGATGCCGGCCACTGCGCAAATCTGCCGAATGAAATCTATCAAGAAATACTCGAAATCGGCGCATTTATTGTCCTGCGGCTGGTACGCCGCCGAAATCTCTGTAGCCGTCTTCTCAGCCCCCGCCAGAGCCGTCACATCAAGCATCTGGGCGTCTTCGTACAGGTCGCGGCGTAAAATATCCAGCATGGTTTTTCGGGCTTCTACGGGAACGTCAAGGGTGTGGGCTTCTGCAGCCGTTTCAGCGGAACTATCTACCACATTCGCCTTTACGCTCTTCATTCTCTGAATGAACTGTGCCAAATCCGTATCGTCCATAGCGCCGGTATTGTGCAGAATCCAGTAAATTCCGCTCGTATCGTCAATTTGGTTGGCAAACCCGGATTTGATGAAATCATAGCAGTCTATGGAGCCACGCAACCCAACGAGTTCGCTTTCGTGGGTATCGTTGCCATACAGTACCGCAATAGGCAGGCGGGTGTAGTTCTCGTCGCACACATCCACAACGCCCAGATCGTTCCTCAGCTCCTTGTGGATATACGCGCGTTTCTCGGCCATGGGCTGCGCGTCGTCGCTTCCCTCGGCGCTCCATTCGCTCACGCCGTCCAACTCGTAAAGCGTAGCCCGGAAAACAGTTTTTCGGCCAGTCTCACGGAACCAATACCGAATACCGGCCATAAGCTCCGATGTTTTTTCGTCCAGCAGCGGAACAAATCCCGGATTTCCGGGAGTATCGGCGAATGAAAACACTTCCAGATGATCGAGATTCCAATAGCCGTAGGAAACGCCCTGCGCCAGCGCCAATTTTGCCGCCGTTTGCAGCTTATTGTCAAAGTCCGCGCCAAGCTTTTCCTTTTCGTCCATGCTTACGCCATTAGCGCAAATATAGCCCACTTCCTGCGTCACCAGCCGCCGAAACGTTAGCGTTTTAAGCCGGTAGTCGCTGCTCCAAATATCAGGAGTTTTGTTCCCGGATAAGGTAAAAAGGAACTTCTGGAATTTCTCAATGGTGATATTGTGCTTATTATAGTACGCCATACCATCAGCGGCATCTTTGTACGCCTTGCTACTCTGGTGCTCCTGCACTGCATCACGTATGAATTTCCCGGTAGTTCCCTTTGCAATGGCTTCTTCCAAATCTTGATAAATTTTCATGAATTTTCTCCAATAGCAGAAATCTCGCAAAATCACAACAGCAACGCAGCGGCGGGTGAAATCTTGTTTTTCTTCTCCACTTTGTATTTCATAATGGTGTTGCAAAAGTACCTGATATCATCCATAGCGTGATCGTTATCTTTCACTACCGCGTCCTCCGTTTTCCTATCGTCCCATCGGTATAGCCCGAACTCCCGAATGGCATCCGTGCAACACCGGTGAATTTTTATATTCCCGTTCTTGAGATACACCGCCGTGCGCCGAATGCCATCAAGAACGGCGTTGTCTGCCTGCTGGACGCGGAATCCACGGCGTTTCAGGGCGGTAATGAAAGAAGCCGCCGAAGGGTCTATAACCGCCCTCTTGATTTCGTAGCCGTCCGTCAGGCTCTCCACAGCGTCGCAATATTCCTCGTCTGTGAGCTGCTTATAGTTGGCTCTTCCATCGTAGTAATACTCTTTGATTCTTTCCGCCTTATTACCATTCACAGCCCATAATCCGCATGAAAACGGATTCAGGGTGCCGTAGTCGATGCTTATGTAATAATCCGCGAATTCCGGCACTTCATCCGTGATATTCGCTTCGGAAAAATCGTATATAAGCCCCTCTGCCAGCGTCCATTTCCCCAGAATGTACCTATCGTAGAACACCGTTCCGGCATATTCTTTTTTCAGATTTTCAACAAAAGTGGTGGGTAAAAATGGATTATCGTCTATTGTGTATTCTTGGCTGAAAATATCGGCATCGCTATCAAGGAATCTCTTTAACCAGTGGTTGGGATATTGTGGATTGTATGTGCCATCGAAGCAGGAATACTCCTTATCAAGCCGGCTTTTCAGGAGGGCAAAAACTTCCTCCGACCAGTCCGCGACCTCGTCGCCGTAGCAATACTTGATAGACGCGCCGCGAATCTTCGATACCTGAGACACTTTTTCCGCGCCAAGGCAATAACACTTCTCGCCAAAAATCCATGCTGTATTATCGCTGGAAATCGCCCCAACAAGTTTATCCCCGTACAGATTCCGCATAGGCTCTAGCACATTTCGCTCTATTGTGGATTTTGTAACGCCCAAAATAACGGAAAGCCCATCTTTCCCGGCTCGTTCTCGAATCCGCATGGGAATAATCCATTTGAAATCAAGATATGTTTTCCCGCTTCTGGTCGCGCCGCCCTTGAAATTCCATCGGTGATTCCCATACCTTGCAAATTCAATCTGTTTCGGGCTTAATAGCATCTCTAAACTCCTTAATTAGCCCATCCAGCTTATTGAGACTATCATTGCCGCTTGCCGTGTTTCTTGTGGCCTTATCGACAATAATCCCGAAAGATGTTGCAATCTGGCTTAATGTTGCGGCTGAAATCTTTTCGGGGTCTGTGAGCGCTTTCAGATGCAAGGTGATTGCTTCTTGCATCGCTTTTTTTTGTGATTCCATGTACGCCATCATGTCGGCGGTATTCTCTTCTTTTTTTTGCTGCACTTTTTGGGCGATATCCGGTGAAGCGCTAACAATCCTTTTCACAGTTTGGTGAGTTACGCCGTGCTTTTTTGCAACGGCGCTGTACGACTGCATTTCTATCCAGTCGGCGATTATTCTTTTTTTCTTCCGATCTGTAATCCTTGCAGCCATAGCACCACCGCTCATACAAAATAATTGGCGCGAGGCCGATTCAAACGGCCTTCCGTTGGGGAGAGGGTACCCGACTCGCTGTCTGCCGCGCCATGCAAAAAGAGGCTCAGGAACAATCCCAAGCCTCTTGTGCTTTTTCTTTTTTACCAGTATAGCACATTCAATCTGAAAAATCTTCCGGTTTTTTTCCGGTTTTTCAAATTTCTGCGCATCCGTACAGGGAAATTGTAAAATGGCGAAGCGCCGAATCCTTTCGCGCATAAACCTGAGATTTTTCAATCCCAAATTCTTCACACAACCTGTCCACATTCCCCCTCGCGGGCTTTATGTAGAATCTATCCAGCACCTTCCGCTCATCGTCTGTGAGGACTTCAAGCCCGGAATCCACAAGCGACACCCATTTTCTCGCCTGTTCCAGCGAACGCGCCAGTTCCTCACGGTGAACGATATTCGATAGCATCATATCTTCCCGGCCGGAGCCACCGCCACTTACCGGCGTACCGTCAGCCGTGGCGCTTCGGATACTCTGCATAGCGGATTCCAACCGCGCCATTTCCTCGGGAATGCTTTTCAGGGACTGCTTTTTTGCACTGTACTCTTTTAGCTTTTCAATGGCCTCATACTTCCAGTTCATTCCGTTCCTCCTTGCATATCTTTTTAAATCCCTGTATAGATATACACAATACACACAAGATATAAGATTATATTTAATATATACTATACAGGGATAAAGCTATAATATTAAATTCCGTCTCCTGTTTTTCGTTTTCTCCCTTCTTTCTGTACAATCCTTCCCAGGCGGGCAAGGCCGCTTTTCCCCACGGACGAATATGTAATTGCAGCACTTTCCGCCGTCGTGGTACCCGAAGAAATACCAGCACCCGACGCAGTACTTCCTGCTATCCTTGTACTCCATGTTGCCCCTAGAGAACAGGCAGGCTCCCAATCCCGCCGAGCATTCCGGTTTCTTGGCATATCATAAGCAACTTTGTCTGCGCCGTCATCCGAATTTCAGCCGGTGCCCGTTCCGCTGCCGTGTGCAAGACGGAAATACACTCAATCCCCTTTCCCTTGTCCACAGACAGCACATAGGACGTCGCAGATACCGCAGAGGCGAACCACTCCGGGACGTTGCCGTAGGCGTATTTTGCAAACATCCTCCGGAGAATCTTTTCCGGGTCAGGTTCTTCCTGCTCGATGGTGGTTATCTCCCATTCCCCGGACTTGGCGGCCTCTTTCACTGTTTCGGTCAATTTTTTTGCAAGCATCTCGCGTGCAGTCTTCATGAGCAACGCATCATCAAATTTGAAATCCTGTTCTGCCATTATCCATGTACCTCCAATTCCTTATTTTTTCTATCGCGGTATCTCCTTTTAGCGGCTCTCTGAGCGTGGGCTTTCTGGCACTCCAAGCTGCAATAGATTTTCTGCTTGATCTTTCCCTGTGTGAATTCCTTCCCGCACTGGGGGCAGATTTTAACAATGCCCTGTGGGGCTCCCACGCCATCTGTATCGGCATGAATTGGCTGGTGGTATCCGTGCATTGCCATGTACTTCCCGTAGCTCGTCCCGGCCTTCTGGGCGGCTATGGAGCACAGGGTGAGATAGTCCGGTTTTTTGCTCATGATTCCCTCCGATCACAAATTCTTACAACCCGATCGTAAATTCTTACAATATCGGCAATGTAGTTTGCCTCGTTCTGTGAAAGCAGAAGCTTCCCCATCAGGAGTTTGATAAAGCGTTTACGTGTCATGTGTAGCTTTCCTCCCCCCTTTCTTTTCTGCAATCCGTTTTTTCTCCGCTTCTTTCAGGGCGTTAAACACCATGATGTAAATATCCATTGTGTAGTCAGTGTTCACCGGAATCAGAGGGGCTATAAAATGCCAGCAGTCCATGTAAGTGGGTTTATCACTCATTGCTTCTGTTCCTCCCGTGGCAGTTTGATTTCTGCCCCATCGTGCAGATCGTTGCTACCCAGCGAATAGGTCACCATCGTCAGCCCGCTGCGTGTTCCCACTACGCCGTTCAGAAAACCGCAGACCATACCATCGGGGATATCAAGTATGATTTTCATTCGATTTTCTCCTTTCTCCGTAGCTGCAAAAGCCGTTCATTTCCACGCAAACAGCCTCGCCCTTGTAGCCTCTGACATTTGGGTAAGGCTCGGTATGCAGCATACACATAGGGTTTTCGTCTCCCTTCCGTTGGATGCAGTCCCGGCAGCGGACGATATGGAGCGTTTCAACAAACCCATCTGTGAAACCGGCATCATACCCCGCCTTGTACTGCCCCCTATCATATTTCAGAGCTTTCAGAAGTTCTTCCCGATTCACCCGGATACCAATTTTTATAATCGCCTGTACTACGGCATCTCCGATAGCATCCTGGAAGTCGCTTAAATTCAAGCTGGCAGGTGGTGTGTAGCCGTTAAGTTCTTCCATTTTGTTTCTCCTTTCGCTCCCCATAACTACAAAAATCCTCCGGGGTAATCTCCATATCGCTGACGCCGCAGATGAGAAAACCGTTAGCGTTAACTACCGCGTTAACAAGATGCTCGCAGTCCCGGCACCTTACCACGGGGACGGCATCAACGGTGGGGGCACTCCGGATTATCTCCTTTGCTATAATATCTTCGTCGGAAACATCAAATTGGAGTTCCAATTCCTCTGCATCAATTAAGCGTGGCATCTCAAATTCTCCTTCGCAAGCACTTTTTCAATGGGAAGCCCTCGGTAATATCGGTTGGAAATTGTACTCCTACTCATTCCTAAAGCCTCTGCCCACTCTCCTCCAGTGCGGTTTTCGCCCATGTACTTGATTCTCACCGTGTTTCTCCGGTTATTCGCTTGTTCCTTTGCTGTTGCCCAAGTGCAATTTTCAGGAGAATAATCAGCGTTGACATTTATTCGTTCCAACGACATCCCCGGCTTATATTTTGAGCCTTTTACCCATTGCTCAAACAATTCGATATCATGCCATTCTTCGCAAACAGCAATACCACGTCCGCCATACTGGGGGTAATTATGTGCTTTCTTCCTGTAACATCTGTCCATCATCGAATGATAACTACCGTACCACGGCTCTTTGTAAAATGATCGCCCCTCAATCAGCCTCATAAAAATCCTCCTTCCTCGGCATCTCTTTCAGCCAGCGTCTGACGGCAAAGAACCGAATGCGTGACGGTTGATTCTTCGCCCACCGCTCAATAGCGGCGGCGTAAGCGATTCTAGCGTTAAGGCGCTGACGGTGTTCTTGTCTTTCACTCATTCCCAATACCTCCATTTTTCGGAAGATATTTAATTTCTTCTTGCACCAGCGTTCGGGTGCTCATGATAATATGTGATTCTGTAGTCCTGTTTGGGCAAGCCACGCACTCGCACTTGTAGGGAGGCTTGCTCTCGTTCCCCCTGCACAAGCATTGGTAATTGAAGCAGTCTGCCACTTTCCGTCACCCCTCCGGCAATTCTGGAAGCGGCTGCCAGTGGGTGATTTCAACATCGTCATCCACCTGATCTGTTTCGTTCACGCCGTACTCTGCAAGCAAATCTTCGCAAACACACGACCACCAATACCAAGCCTCCCTGTAATAGACAGCAGTCGCTTTTTGCGGAACGTCCTTCGTGTACCGGTAGTACGGCGCTGGGTTGTGATTTACCCACACCACATTTACAGGCTCAAGTTCTTCCGGTGGCCTCTCACTGCACGGAATCCACCTTGTCCGCTCCAACGCCTCCATACCCATCCGACAAGCCTCATTCACGGGGTCTATACTTTCGTAATGCTCCCGGTGTCCCGGGTCAAGAATTTCAATTGCTCGGTCAATCGTCATCGCCCTTATCCTCCTTATCCTCCAAGAGGTGCTGAACAGCGAGCGTGTTCAAAACGTGTGTAAATTCCAAAATATCCCAACTGTTATGGGTAATTCGCCCCGCAACAACGCGCATTGCGAACAGCATAGCGGTTAAATCCTCCGTGAAATCGTCGCCCAAATCCATCTTTGGGAGCGCCGGTAGCTCACGATCTTCCTCATCTTTGTAAACGTCCGCTAACGCAGCTCCAAAAATTGATGTTTTCATAAACAAATCCATGATTATTCCTCCAAATCTATGTGTTACCCATCGTGGGTTTCACAGGATTAACCTTGACAATCTTGTATTCCGCTCTACGTTTGCCGCTGATTTCTGCTGTGTGTTCTGATACTCTTGTAATTTTTCCACGCTCTAAGCTGGCAGAAGTTCCGTTGTAATTCAGAAATACAACATCATCTCCAACGCTTAATTCATTTCCCAAAAAATCATGTGCCATTGTCATCCTCCAAATCCATTTTGCTGCCGCAGTTCGGGCAGTATGGTGACCTTACTTTATTTTTTCTATTACACCAAGCGTAATCTTCCTTGTATACTTTTTTATGACAAATTGAACAATATACCCCCGCATTCGAGCAATCGGTTAACGATATCCACCGCCCATGTACCACCGGCTCCACATCGGCGGCGGGGATTGCCTCAAAATCCGAAACGACAGAGGCGCAGGATTCATCTGAATTGTAGTGCAACATTTCAATCGCCGCCTCCCGGCTGATGTAATCACTCATTTCAATTCCTCCACATAGCACCAACTCTGGGGCGGGCGTTTGATATGACCATTTTCGCAATAGGCACACCCATATTCATCACACACTTTGCCTATGCAGTTTTCAAACGGGCGTAAAAACTTGCTCAGCTTCTTCGGCGTGTCGTAGATTTCCAGTTTGGAAATGTGCCAGCCGTACAGTGTTGCACCTTTTCCGTAGTCCCACAAAGCACCATCCACAAGTCTGGTCTGCGCCACAAAGTAATCGTCCACATCGTAGATTCCATACGGTTCTGTTGCCGCCTTGATGGTTTCAACCCGGTCGCAAATAAACTCCCCAATGACCTTGCCCCATGAGCCGCGCAGTCTGCGTGCGTCGTTGCCTTGCGTGCAGTAGATGTAGCATTTGAACGGCGTGTCCAGCTTTGGCCTGGTTTTTCGCACCTCAACGGTCTTTTCGCCTCTGGCAATCTTCTCCACCCACTCCGGGCGGATGCTGATAAGTACCGCTTTAGCCATTGTCAGCCCTCCTGTTCCAAGCCTCACGTGCTTTTTCGGGCAGATATGTAAGCCCAGATGTTGCGCAGCACCTTTTGCATACCACGGTATACGCCCAATGCCGTTTTTCCGTATCTTCGACCGCTTCACGGTCAACGTTTATCTCTGCCTCGCCCCCGCAAAACGGGCAGGGCTTCAATTCGATTTCTTCCATTTTTCAGCCCTCCGGTTCCAATCCTCCACCGCCATGTCAAAGGCCCGTTCCATTAATGCCGCACCATGCTGCACCGCTAGGTGTTCCCGCCGGAACAGCGGCTTGCACCGCACCTCCACCCAGGCCCCGCAGCCTCCGATTGCACTACGCCGTACCTTCGGCATTCGCCCGCAGAACGGGCAAGGCTTCAATTTGATTTCGTCCATTGTTATCTCCTTCCCGCCCGGGTTCCCCCGGGCTTATCGCTTGTTTTCATTCTTCCAAAAATCTCCACTCCAAAGCAATCCATGCAAATTCATAGGGCAAAGACCCTTTCCGGAACTCTTGTGCAATCCTGTTTGCATTGTTCCTCTTAACGCCTTTCGACATCAGCAGTTTTACAAAACGTTTTCTTGTCATTGGTCTCTCCTAACAGTGTCGATTTCGAGGCGGTTAAACCATTTCCGTGACCTCGCGAAAATGGTCTATCCCCACTGTTCCGCCATTGCGGCGGCGATTCCGGGGCTATTAACGTAAATCTTTCTATTCAAGATTGCCGAAATCGTAGATTTGGAAACCCCGTATTCTTTGGCTAGTCTTCTTTGCGACACTCCATTTTGATTCCTGCTCCTTATTTCTTCAGCTTTTTGCGGGGACAGCTTCTGACATACCATCGTTTTCCCAGTAATTTTATATCCATCAAGCACATTTTCGCTTCTTGTCCCGTATTCCAGATTTTCAGCTCGGTTATCTGTCCTGCACCCGTTCTTGTGCCGAACATCAAGCCCACCGGGGTTTTCTCCGAGGAAAGCAGCCGCAACTAGCACATGCACCTTAGTGCTCTTTTGCTTGTTGTTTCTGCTGAGATTAACGGAATAATAGCCACTGCTCTTAGTTGGTTTAAGAATCCGCTGTTTTGCGTGCACAACTCGTCCGTTGGAATAATTGATTGTTCTGCAAACGCTTCGAATTCTCCCGAGAGAACTAGCCTCATATTCCGGGAAACCGGGTATTGCACGCCATTCCTCCGGGTGTCCGCCGCTGGGTTCCTGGATGTCGCAGGAGTATGCTTCATACCCTTTTGCCCGGAACGCCTTACACACGGTTTGCGATTCCTCGCAGGCTATCAGAACTTTCACGGCTTCACCTCCACAAACTCCCCGTTTTTCAGCGTGTACGGTGTATCCGCTTTGATTTTTTCGCCATCGACATACTCCGTTTTCACACATACCGGAACGCATCGTTGCTTTGCTCCATCGTATTTCCACTCTGCAAGTGTAATCCAGCAGCCAATTGGCGCTTTTACCACAGAGCCATGTCCGGCGCAGCAAATCACGGAATCGCTTCCAGTGCAGTTAATCTGGGCGTAGTTCCCGGAACTGCCAATCTGGGCGTAGTTCCCGGAACTGCCAATC